AAGACTATCAGGACCACAACGAGTAGCCATAAGAACTAAATTAAATAAAAATATTCAAACCTTACAATCTAAATATGCGACAACTAGATCAGGCGAGAACATGAAACGATATGCTGGTCAAATATTAAATGATGGACTTAGAGAGTTCGATGCTCAATTAAATCTTCATAAATCTAATGAGGCAGGTCTTACAATGTGTAAGTATTTTGGAAATATTATTCCTACAACCAGAGATCATTGTAGGCTTGTAAGAAGTGGAAATTATGATATACGACAAGGAGGACTATTTACGATTGATGAGGTCAAAGAACTTTGGGCATCTAAGTCTTGGAAAGGCAAGAAGTCGGGAGACCCTCTTATAGTTCGAGGAGGATATAATTGTCGTCATCAATGGAGCTTTGTCAATCCTGATTGGTATGATGAAAGCGGAAACATAATAACTGAATAAGGAGTAATATGTCAGAAGAAACTAAGGTTGCTCAACCTCTAAATGAGAATACAGAAGCTAAAACTGAGGCTACTGAAACAAAAGAAGAAACTAAAACTTTCACGCAAGATCAACTTAACAACATTATCGAACAAAGGATAATGGCTGAAAGAAAAAAATACGAAAAAAAAATACAAGAAGAAGAAAAACAAAAAGATGAGTTAGTAAAACAAAAACAACTCGAAGAGGCTAAAACTAAACAAGAACTTGAAAAGATTATGCAAGAAAGACTAGCCGAGAAAGATGCTGAGTTAAATAAGTTTAAGCAACAAATGAAAATGGAAAAAGTAGATAAATCTTTACTTTCTATAGCATCTTCTAATAGAGCAGTTAATCCTGAACAAGTCGTTGCTTTGTTAAAATCTGAAGTACAGTTAGCTGATGATGGAAGAACAGAAGTACTTGATAATAATGGAAACATCAGATATAACGAAAAAGGACAACCTCTAACACTTGAAGAAAGAGTTAAGGAGTTCTTAGATGCTAACCCACATTTCCGTCAAGGGTCTTTGTCTGGTACAGGAAGCCAGAGTAGTATCGGTGGTAATAGCCAACAACCCAAACAAATAGGCGACTTGGATTTAAACAATCCATCTGATTATAAGATTTACAAAGAAATGCGTAAAGCTAGAGGTGGGTTTAAGTTGAATCCTAAATTAACAATTAACAACAATTAAACCAATAGGATAAACTATGGCAAACGAAACAACATCGTCTACACTATCGGAACTGTATACAGAGATTATCCAAGAAGCTATTTTTAACTTCCAAGAAACTTCTGTAATGAGACCGTTAGTTACGACTTACAATATACCAGGACAAGGTAAACAAATAGCTGTTCCTGTATATCCAAATATCAGTGCATCAGCTGTATCAGAAGCAACTGATTTAGCTAACACTGAAATCAATCCAACTGAAGCTACTATAACAGCTAGTGAAGTTGGTGTAATGACAACTCTAACTGACTTAGGTAGAGACACAGCTTCAAGAGACGTAGCGGCTGACATCGGAAAATTATTCGGTGAAGCGATTGCTAAAAAAGTTGATGCTGACTTAGCTGGTCTATTTAGTTCATTTGCATCAGGTAACGACTTAGGTGGGGCTGGAACTGAATTAACACCAGATCTACTTTTATCAGCTGAAGCAACTTTAAGATCATTAAACATTCCAAGACCTTACTATGGTGTGTTTAGTCCTAAAGCTATGTTCAATTTGAAAAAAGCATTAGCAAATGCTGGTTACTCAACTAACGCAAATGCTATGTCAGATATTGGAAACGAAACTTTAAGAAATGGTTACGTTGGAACAGTATTTGGTATTGATCTTTTTGAAAATGCTAACATTGCGGCTGACGTTAATGATGACGTTGTAGGTGGTATATTCCATCCACAATCTTTAGGTCTTGCTATGAAATCTGATTTCAAAATTGAGACTCAAAGAGACGCTTCATTAAGAGCTACTGAGATCGTAGGTACAGTTACTTACGGTACAGGTGTAATCAAAGATGACTTTGGTTGCCAAGTAACAGTAGACGGCGCACTTTAATAATTAGACTTATGAGGGGGAGCAATCCCCCTCTAACTAAAAGGATTTATTATGGCAAACTTTACAGGTGCAGATGTTATTACAGTAGCTGATGTTCAAACTTATCAACCAGATGCTTTTGATTTTGGTATAGCTTCAAATGATTCAAAAGTAACAACATGGTTAGGTTTAACAACAGATGATATTTTAAGAGAGTTAAGAATTAAGTGGTGGCAAACATACAAAACAAATGTTTTTACAGATATTACAGTTTTAAATACAGTAGAGTTAGAAAACGATAGAGTTAATTTAGATCAATTTAAAAGAGCTGGTGTTTATTTATTTTTAGGTAAATTTTTCTTTCCGGCATTAACAAAATTTAGACCAGAGGCTGACAAAGATAGATTTGAAAGAATGATTGAATACTATAACAGTCAATACAATATAGAATTTCAAAAAGTACTTGAAGATGGAGTTGAATACGATGCTGATAATAACCAAACTATTAGTGTTGCTGAAAGAGAAAACTTACATGGTTCAGGAAGACTTATTAGATAATGGCTTTATCAATTAACTTCACTACAAATACTAAAAACATTCAAAAAAAATTTAATAGATTTCTTAAACGATTTCCTCATATAACTAAAATGGGAGTTGAACAAGCTGGTGCACAATTAAGAAATATTATTGAAGAAAAAACTACTAAAGGACAAAAATATACAGGTGGTAGATTTAAAGACTACTCTCCAGAGTACTCAGCATTGAAAGGCAAGACTACTGTTGATCTTCAAGATACAAACAGAATGTTGCAAAGCATGAAATCAAGAGTAGTTAATAATTATAAAGCACAAGTTTATTTTAATGATCAAGGATTAGCAAAAAGAGCATATTGGCATCAAGTAGGTGCTGGTAATCTTCCTGCTAGACCATTTTTTGGATTTAATAAAAAAGTAGAAAATGTTATAAAACGACAATTCGAAAATTTAATTAAACAACAAATGAGAAGAATGAAGTTATGAGTGTAAGAGAAAACATAGCAAGTAATTTAGTAACTACAATAAGTGGTATCAGTGCAATAACTATTAAGAAAGTAACTCGACAACCATTTCCATTAGAAGAATTATCTGAACAACAATTTCCAGCAGTACTAATTCAAACCCAAGAAGAAACAAAAGAAGATCAAGAGTTAGGTAATGGAGGAAGAACTAGAATAAATAATTTAGAATTTTTAATATCTGGTTTTGTAAAAACAAACGAATCAAATATTGACACAGCAAGAAATCAATTATTAGAAGTTATTGAAGAAGCGTTAGAAGTTGATATAACTAGAGATGGAAATGCTTTAGATACTGAAGTTATATCTATTGAAACCGATGCTGGAACATTATTTCCATATGGAGGAGTACAAATGATAGTAAGAGTTGTTTATGAACATCAATCAGGAACAGTATAATGAATATTTTTGATAAATTACATAAGAAGTTAGATAAAATAGAAAAGAAAGCAGATGATGTTTCATTAATTATTGCTGAACTTAGGGACACTTTAGAGGAATTAGAAGAAAACCCAGAAATGATTGAAGATAGTATAGATGAAGATTTAATAGAAGAAGATGAACTTGAAGAAGATGAATAAATAATTTATAAAGGTATTATTATGGCAAAAGATATAAAAATGTTTAAAGGTAGTGATGAGATTACAATTAATGAAAATAATCTTGCACACTATGAGAAGCTAGGATATAAACCAGCTATTACTAAAACTAAAACTAAGGAGAAAAAATCATGGCAACCCATCACGGAAAAGAAGGAGTCGTCAAAACAGGAGCTAACACAACAGGAGAAGTAACTGCTTTTACGTTAGAGACTACAGGCGACGTTGTTGAAGATACAGCTTTATCAGATTCTGCAAAAACTTTTTTAGCAGGAAGAACTTCATTTAGTGGTTCTGTTGAATGTCATTTTGACGAAGCAGATACTTCACAAGAAGAAATGACTGTTGGATCAACTTTAACTTTCACATTACTTCCAGAGGGCGATACATCTGGAGATGCATCTTATTCAGGTTCAGGAATTGTAACAGGAATGTCAATTTCAAATACTTTGGATGGAGTAGTTTCTAGAAGTATTACTTTCCAAGGAACAGGTGCTTTAACTGTAGGAACTGTATAATCTAATTTATGAAGATTATTGACAGAGCAAAGTCTCACTTTGAGAATTTAGGTGTTCAATCTATCGAAGTTCCTGAGTGGGAAGATGATAAAGGACAGGCAACTGTAATTTATTGGAATCCTATTACATTAGCAGAAAAGAAAAAGTTATTTAATAAAACAGAAAATCTTAACGATGCTGGTTTATTAGCTGATGTAGTTATAATGAAAGCAATCGACCAAGACGGAAACAAGGTTTTCTCTTTAGAAGATAAATTAGCTATAATGCACAAAGTAGATTCAGATGTCCTTTCTCGTATAGCAGTAGCTATGGTACAAACTCCTAGTCCTGAGGAATTAAAAAAAAAGTAAATACTGACATAGAGCTTAAAAATATGCTAATAGTAGCAGATAGGCTCAAAATAAATTTATCTGAATTAAGTCAGATGAGTGAATATGAGTTTAATCTTTGGGTTGGCTTTATGTTAGATGAAGTTGAAAAATCTAAAGGACAAATGAAGAAATAAATATGGCTCAAAATTTACTTATAAACATTCTTGCAAAGGATAAAACAAAACAGGCATTAGGTTCTGTTCAAGCTGGTTTAGGTAGATTACAAAGAACTGTATTTTCAATACAAGGTGCATTAGCTGGAATAGGTGGTGCATTAGTTATTCGATCTTTAGTTAATGTTGGTTCACAAGTAGAAAACTTAGGTGTTAGATTTGCATTCCTATTTAAAGGAATGGAAGAAGGTAACAAAGCATTTAATAATTTAATTGATTTTGCGGCTAGAGTACCTTTCTCACTAGAAGAAATTTCAGCGGCTTCAGGAAATCTTGCTGTTGTATCAAAAGATGCAGAAGAACTTTCAAAAATTTTAGAAGTTACAGGTAATGTTGCAACAGTAACAGGGTTAGACTTTGCTATGACAGCAACTCAAATCCAAAGATCATTTGCTGGTGGTATAGCGGCGGCTGATGTATTTAGAGAAAAAGGTGTTAGAGCATTATTAGGTTTTGAAGCTGGAGCAAAAGCAACAGCTAAAGAAACTAAAGATAGATTCTTTGAAGTATTTGGTCCTGATGGAGAGTTTGGTAAAGCTATGGAAGTTATGGCAGTTACTTTCACAGGTACACTTTCAATGTTATCAGATAAACTTTTTAAATTTAAACTTGAAACTAATAGAGCTGGATTTTTTGATTTTATTAAAAATGGATTAGCAGAACTAAATGACATTATAGAAAATAATGGAGAAACTTTAGCTATGTTAAGTGGTAAGGTTTCAGATTTTTTAATTAAAGTAACTAAACAAATATTAATTAGTGGAGCAATAGTTATAGATGCTCTTAGAGGACCTTTTAATTTTGTAGCTAATGCTATGAAAGGAACATTAGAAGTTTTAAAATCTATGCCTCCAGGAGTTAGAGAACTTGGAGTAGTTGGTTTCTTAATGTTAGGTGGTAAAGGAAAATTATTAGTAGTTTTCTTAGGTGCAATATTTGACACACTTA